AAATTTATCATACAACTTATTTTTGGTTGGATACATAAAGGCATAGGCGGCAGACGATTTAGAAAGGTTTATATATCGCTGGCTCGTAAGCAGGGTAAATCATTAATCAGTGCAGGGATTGCTTTATATATGCTTCTGTATGAGCGTTCACCAAGAGAATCACGCCAGATTTATACAACCGCAAATAAGCGTGACCAAGCAAAGATTGTTTTCAATATGACAAAGAAACAGTTGAAAGCAATTCGGTCAAAGAGTAAAGCTATCAAAAAGTTTACTAAGATTTTGCAGACAGAAATTAAAACTAATGATGATTCTTTTATTAGTCCACTAAGTTCTGATGCGGACACCCTCGATGGGCTTGACACCCTTTTGGGAATTTTTGATGAATACGCATTGAGCAGAACTACAGAAATGATGGATGTTATCGAGAGTTCTCAATCACAACAAGACCAACCCTTGATTTTAATTATTTCAACAGCAAGCTCAAAACTAACATATCCAATGTATCAAGTTGAATATCCTTTCGTGACAAAACTATTGAATGAAGAAATTGATGCTGATGAATATTTAGCCTTGTGTTGGGAACAAGACTCAGCCAATGAGGTTGAGGATGAAAATCTTTGGATTAAATCAAATCCTTTACTTGAGGTTGGCGGAGACGTAGCGAAGAAAATGAAAGCTCAAATTCGCAAGTTATATAAAGAGGGTTTGGCGAAAGGAACAATCAGCAATGTTTTGACAAAGCATTTTAATATGTGGGTGCAAGCCACAAAAGAATCTTACATGACAGCTGATGAATGGAACAGCGCAAACACAGAAACCAAGTATGATATTAAAGGAAGAAAAGCCTATTTTGGCTTAGATGTATCTAGAAGCGGTGATTTGACTAGTGTTTCATGGGTTATTCCAATTGAAGAAGAACAGAAGTTTTTTGTTGATAGCTATTCATTTGTCGCAACCAAGGGTGGTATAGATGTCAAAGAACGAGAAGATAATACACCATATCGAGAGTTAGAGCGTAAAGGATATTGTAGTATCACTACTTTAGAAAGTGGACTGATTGATTATGATGATATGTGTGATTGGCTCATCTCTTTTGTAAATGAGAATGAGTTAGATGTTCAAGCAGTTTGTTATGACCCTGCTTATGCCAACGTGGTTGTCTCAAAACTAGATGATGTTTTGTCATTGATTCAAGTGAGACAAACAAAGTTTGTGTTGACAGCGCCTATCAGACAGTTTAAATATGACACGCTCAACGGCAAAGTAATTCACAACAGCAATCCGTTGTTAGACAGAGCTATTTACAATGCAATAACAGTAGAAGATAACGATTTGGTTCAAATTGATAAGACAACTAACCGCAACAAGATTGACCCACTGATGGCACTTCTGGACAGTTACAGTGAAAGCATGTATCACGATTTAGACGTTCAAGATATAAACAAAGAAATTGCAGAACACGGCTACTCATTCGGCTACTAAAAGGAGAAATGAAGATGGATAAATACAATATTATCAAGCTAGTCCTATTTGGTTTAGGGCTAGTTTGTTTGTGCGTGGCGGGATTTATTGCGAATCTTGTCATTGGTTTTTGTGTAACAGGTATTTTACTAATTGGTGTTTCAGTTCTTTTGCAGAAAGAAATTGAAAATATTCCAACGAAGAAAGGAAGGTAAAAGATGGGTTTTTTAATTAAAGAATCAAAGACACAGACACGCAGTGCCGAGTCAGCAATCATTGATATTATTGCGCTTGATAGTAATGCAAGTTTGGTTTCAGTCAGCGGAGAGACAGCTCTATTGCAATCAGATATTTTCAATGCAGTAAGAATCATTTCTAGTGATATTGCGTCAGCAGATTATAAAGTAGTAAACAATTCAAAGATTGAAGATATCTTAAACAAACAAGCAAATGGCTCAACTACAGCTTACAATTTTATGTTTACGCTTATTTCCAATACTTTGTTGAATGGAAATGGCTTTGCAGAGATTGAACGAGATAAGGCGGGAATGGTTACAAGACTGAGAAATGTGAAAAGCAATCTAGTGACTATTCTTGAAAATGAGGACGAAACAGAGCTTGGTTACAGAGTTATCGGAAATAATGAAACAAGAGATATTAATTCAAAAGATATGATTCATTTGAAAGCATTCACAGTTGATGGCAAGAAAGGTATTTCACCAATCTATTCGCTTAAACCAGAATTGGCGATGCAGAAAAATGGTACAAATCTTTTGGTCAACAGTTTTAAAAGAGGTATCACAACTAACGGTATCTTAAAATTGTCAAAAGGTAGATTGAACAACGAAAGCAAGAAAGAAATTCGTGAAAGTTTTGAAGAAGCAAATAGTGGTAGTCAAAATAGCGGTAGTGTCATGATACTCGATGAAGGTGAAACATTTGAGCAATTAACCGTTGACACCAAAGTTCTTGAGATGATTCAGAATAACAAATATTCAACTCAACAAATCGCTAAAGTTTTTGGGATTCCTTTAAATCGTTTTGGTATGGAACTTGTCAACTCAAGTGATGTACAAGCAAATGACTTATACGTTTCAAGCACACTTAATGCTTATGTCAATATGATTGTCCAAGAACTAGACAGCAAACTAAACACAGAGATTGAAATTAGTTTTGCTACTCTTTTGGGCGCAAGTAAAGAAGCTTTATTGTTGAAATTAATTGAAGAGAAGCAAGGCGAAGGAGTACTTACAGTGAATGAAGTACGTGCTTTTTATGGTTTGTCAGCAATCAAAGACGGTGATGAAGTATTTAAAAACAGCGCTAGTCAAACTATTTCTACATTAAAAAGGTGGTGAATAACGAAATGACCCAAAGCGTATCAAAAGATATACAAAGAAATGAGAATGAGGAAGTTCGCCCCGACTTTCTCACTCAAACTAAAGAGGGCAATTTAACAGGCTACGCAATCAAGTTTGGTCATCGTTCTAAGAAATTAGGCAACTATTATGAAATCATTGATTCACGTGCATTAGATGATGTTGATTTAACAGATGTCAAAGCATTGGTTGACCATGATTATTCAAAAGTTCTAGGCAGAACACTTTCAAACACACTCAGCTTAGAAATTGATAATGTTGGTCTCAAGTTTGAAATCGAGTTAGCAGACACAACTTATGCAAATGATTTATACAAGTCAATTGAGCGTGGTGATATCAATGAATGTTCTTTCGGTTTCAGAATTGATGAGACTGACAGAAACAGCACAACAGTAGAAAGAATTGACTCAGACACTTATTTGCGGACTGTTAAGAAAATTAAAGAATTGAGAGAAATTAGTATTGTTTCTTTGCCAGCATATGAGAACACAAATGCAGAAATCAAAAGAGACTTAGAGCAAGCAGTGAAACAATACGAAATTGAAAAAGCAACACTTGAATTAGAGTTATTGACTTTGTAAGTCGGTAGCTCTTTTTTGTTGCTTAAAAAATAAAAGGAGGATGCAGTTTTGGATATTCAAGAGTTAAAGAAACAAGCACAAGAAGCGCTAGAAAACGGCGACTTGGCTAAAGCAAAAGAACTTTTGGCTCAAATCAAATCGGTTAAAGAAACTGAGCAAGAACAAAAAGCTATTGAAGCTGAATTAACTGAATTGACTACTGAACCAGAAGTTGAAGAAGAAACAGCCGAGGAAGTCACTGAAGAAGTTGCTGAACCAGAAACAGAAGAATCAGCTGAGACAGAAGAGGTTGATGAAGAAGAATTAGAAAAAGATGAAAAAGGAGAAGAAAGAAGCATGAAAGAAATTCAAGATTTAACAAGTAAAGTACAAGATTTTGAGGGTTACATTCGCTCGCAAGGAACTGAAACACGTGGATTAGATACTACTAACGGTTCTGTATTGGTACCAGTAGAAGTATCGACAAGCGTATTAGAATTGAAAGACGGATTGGTTGATTTGTCTGCTTATGTAACTAAAGAAGCAGTTGGAACAGGGCAAGGGAAATTTCCAGTTGCTAAACGTGTTAAAGCAATTTTGGCTACGAAAGCAGAACTAGCAGAAATCGCAGAAATTGACGAACCATTATTTAACGAAGTTGACTATAAAGTTGAAACTCGTATCGGTCAAATCGCTTTTTCTAACGAATTAATCGAAGACGCAGAAATTGATGTAGTTGCATACGCACAACGTCAAATGCAACGTATGGTTAAAAACACAAACAACGCTAATATCATGGCGGTATTGAATGACTTCACGAAAGTAAATGCTATTTCTGCTGACGAATTGAAACGTGTAGTAAACGTTGATTTAGACCCAGAATTAGACCTTAAAATCGTAATGAATCAAGATGCTTACCAAGCAATTGACACTATGAAAGATTCTCAAGGTCGCTACTTACTACAAGATTCTATTGCAGTTTCAAGCGGAAAAACTCTTTTTGGTAAAGAAGTAATTGTAGTTTCTAACGCAGTGGCTAAAACGCCAACAGGTAAAACAGGCTATATTTGGGTCGGTGACTTGAAAGAAGCAGTATTTATGGCTCAACGTAACGAAATTTCAGCAGAGTGGGAGAAGTTCGATCGGTACAGCAAAGGATTGGCTGTTGGTATTCGTTCTGATTACAAGAAAATTGATGCAGAAGCTGGTAAATACGTAAATTTTACATTGACAGTAGCAGAATAGAACCAGAACCAACAGAACCAGAAGGGAGCGGAGACGAATGACAATCGAAGAACTAAAGAACTACTTACGTATTGATACTAAGTCTGATGACGCTCTCTTAGAAATGCTCAAAGCGTCCGCTGAAGCTTATATTCTAGGCTCAGTGGACAACCAAGAGCAAGCAAAGTTAGATGTAAGATTTAATTTAGCAGTCGCCCTTTTGGTCGGCTCTTGGTATGAAAATAGGTCAAATGAAAGTTCAAATACACAAGAAATACCTTTCGGTGTTCAATCAATTATCACTCAATTAAGAGGTGTTTGATTATGCCTTTAATAAAAACCAGTGACTTGAGAGAACGTGTTAGCTTTGTTGAAAAGAAAACAATCAAGGACGACAGAGGACAACCCAAAATAACTGAGGTTGAGGTTGCTACCGTATGGGCAAGTATCAAAGAGCAAATGTTTAAAGACAAGGTTGCTACTGTTGGGACTATCTTAGAAGGTACTGTTTCAATCATTATTAGATATAAGCAAGATTTTGATATAAACACCAACATGAAAGTCAAATGGAATAACGAAACGTATGAAATTGTTGATTATTCTAAAGGTGTTTTTGGTCAAGACTTTACAGTTATATCAGCAAGGTTGGTGTAGCAATGGCTTATGTTGAAAATGACACAGCACAAGGAATAGCTAAGATTCAAAAGAAACTGAGAAAAGCTGAGAAACAGGCTATTGATGAAGCAACTGATTTTATTGCTGAGAAATTGGAAGAGAATACACCAGTTTTTGATGGCAAGAAATACAACGGTAAACGTGGGGAGTATATGCAAGAACATGCTAAAAACAACATTGTTAAATCAACGGCAAAAGATGGTTACGCAGAGGTTGGATTCAATGATGATGTCGCATGGCGTGTTCACTTCACGGAGTTTGGCACGATAAAACAGAGACCGCAAGGCTTTGTCCAAAAGACAGAGAAACAAGTAGAACAAGAAGTAATTGAAATAATTTCAAAAGTATTGGGGGGAATATTATGAAGACAGCAGTTAGTTATGTGTATGACATTTTGAATGAAGAAACAGACATTGATTTCTACACAAATAGCGTACCAGATTCAGCACTAACCAAGCCAGTGTTTCCTATTGGTAGAATCGTTGAGATTCAAGGAAATTACACAAATAAAGCTTCTGATAATCCTCTCAGTATTCAGTTTGTGACACAAGTTGACGTGTGGGTAGAAAGCCTAGATGACGTTGATAAATACTATTATTCTATTGATTCAGTAATGAGGGCGAATGATTGGGAATGTATTTACAGTGAGCAGACAGATGACCCCGATTTAGAGGGTGCAAAAAGAATTATCAAAAGATATTCAGCAACAATAAATATTGAATTTTAGAAGAGTCTTTTTAAAGGCTTTTTTATTTTTATCAAAAAAACAATAAAGGAGTAATAAAATATGGCAAATATCGGTTTTAAGAAGGCTATTTTCCGCATCGGTGAGGAAGAATTTATCGTAGATAAAACACAAGGCGGTACTATTGACGCTAAAATTTCTGGAATTGCAAACGAAGCAGTAACAGTGGATGCAAGTGACATTCCATTTTTTGTATACCAAAAAGGCGTTGGAAACATTTCAGTAGACTTGACAGTATTCGACTTACAATCAGTTGAAGGTTTATACGCTAAACTATTTGGTGTACAAGCAGAAGACGGCATTTCTATCATAGGAGCTGACACAGCGCCAGCTTATACAAGCTTGATTTTAGTATCAGAAAATGCACAAGGAAAAGATTTATACTTTGGTTTAACTAAAGGTAAATTTGCTCACCCAGATATTGAGTTAGCAACAAAAGCAGAGGGTAAAGCTGATCCTAAAACAGTTGCAACAACTGGTACATTTATCGCAGACTCACGTGGTTATGCATATATGACAGCTGTACAATCTGAAACAGTTACAGAAGAATTGTTTGCTAAAAAAGTAAACAATGTAAAGTAACAGAACAAGCTAGAGTAGCTACTAGACTAGCTGATGTAATTAAAGCAGTAGCAAGTGAAACACCAGAAACAGATGAGGAGTTGGCTTAACCGTCAACTCTTTACTTTTAATATTTTGCAAAATACTAAAAAACTAAGGGGCATATACAAATGATTGAATTGAAATTGAAAATTGAGGGTAAGGTAAAAACTTTCAAACAAAAAGAAGTAAGCGCACGTGCAATGAGAAATATGTTGCAGTTTTATACAAAAATGGAAAAGGTTGAAAAAGGCGAGTCTGAAATGACAGAGGTAGAAATGCTTGACGAAATGATTGTTCTAGTAGCAGAACTATTTTCTAACCCAGACGTAAACTTTGACAATATTTTAGATGGTTTGTCAGCAGAAGAATTATTCCCGACTCTACAAGGTGTTCTTGAGCAAGTTGCAGACATGGGAAAGCAGACAGCGAAACCGACTATGAACCAAGCTTAACCTTTGAAGAAGCAAGTAAACAACTAGATAAGCTTTATAAAGACTTAATCGGAAATGGTTGGCGGTTGAATGATATTGAAGACGTTGACTATTTTTATTTACTACACTTATTCAGTGAAGTAGACGAAAGTGGTTCAGACAACGAACGAATGTCGGCAGAAGATTTCTTCAAGAGTATTGGCGAAAACTATGAGTAATGAAAATGATAAATAAGTAGACCCTACGAGTCCCTAAAGATTAGGGGTTTGTAGGGTCTCTTTTTTTTTGAATAAATTTAAGGAGTGAAAAAATTATGGTAGAAAAAGGAAAGCCAATTGGAAACATCAAATTGGGCGTATCGCTTGAGGGTATAGATGATTCCATTAAAAACTTAGACCAGTTAAATAAGCATATCAAAGTCAATGAATCAAGCATGAAAGCTAATTTAAAGGCATATGATAACAGCAAAAATAGTGTTGAAGCCTTATCACAGAAACAAAAAGACTTAACAAGTGTTACTGGTGACTATGACGCTAAAATTAAATTGTTGAAAAAGCGTTTAGAAGAACAAGAAAAAGCTGAAAACAGAAACGAAACAGCTATTGCTAATACTCAAAAGGCAATCAATGACGCTACAGCAAAATATAACGGTTATAACTCACAATTACAAAAGACTAAAGAACAGCTTGCTTATGCGGAGTCTGGTGTAAATGATTTATCAGATGCTTTAAAACAAAATGAGAAAGACGCACAAGCACAAGTCAAAGCTTTAAAAGATGCGGGTGACGAAGCGGGAGCATTTGAAGCCAAACAAAAAGGGCTAGAGAAACAACAAGATTTATTAAATGATTCCATTGACGCACAAAAAGATGCAGTTTCCAAATTAGCACAAGAGTTTGGTGATAGTTCTACTCAAGTAGAGAATGCACAAAAAGCTTTAGAACGGCTTGAAAATCAATCTGATATTACAGAAAAACAATTGGGGTCTTTAAAAGACTCAACGAAAGATACAGCTGATACATTTGATAATTCTAGTGAAAGCGTTGGTGTTTTCCAAGGCGCATTAATGGCTGACTTTGCCACTGATGGGCTAGATAAAATCAAAGACGTTGTTGGCAACATTATAGAAAGTATCAATGAAGCTAGTGAACAATACAACACTTTAAAAGCACAACTTGGTAGTGGTGTAGATATAAATGATGTACAAACAAGTGTTTCTAATGTTTTTGCTCAAGGCTATGGAGAGGATATTGAGGAAGTTCAACAAGCACTAACAGCAGTGAAACAATTGTTGCCAGACTTAAACGGCAAAGAATTAGAGGATATGACAGCACGAGCATTAACATTCTCAAAAGCCACTGACACTGATTTAAACGAATCAATCAAGGGCGCAAGAACATTAATGAATGAGTTTCAAATTTCATCGGTTGATGCATTTGACCTAATGAATAAAGGGGCGCAAAATGGATTAAATTTCAGTGGCGACTTAGCTGACCAATTATCTGAGTTTGCACCAATATTTAGTCAAGCGGGCTACGATGCAAATGAAATGTTCGCTATGATGAACAACGGTCTTGATGGTGGAGCCTATAATTTAGACAAAGTAAATGACTTAATGAATGAGTTTACTACTCGTTTAGATGACGGAACGATTGCAGAGTCGATGGGCTTGCTATCTAGTGACACACAGAAATTATTTGAAGAATATAAAACTGGTGGTGCCACAGCTAGTGAAATGTTCAATGCAGTAGTTGGCGATATCAATAACATGGAAACCCAAACAGAAAAAGCGTCAACAGCTTCTGTTATGTTCGGGTCTCTTGGAGAAGACAGTTCATTAAAAATGGTGCTAGGACTAACCAAAGTAAATGACAAATATAAAGATGTTCAAGGAACTAGTGATGATGTAAACAGTTCTATTTCAAATAGTTCGCCATTTGAAGCTTTAAAACGTAATCTTCAATCTAGTATTACACCTTTTGCAGAGAGCATGAGCGGTGTTAAATCAACAATCACAGATGTAATTAACTCATTATTTCAAGATTTTCCAACAGCAACAAAAGTTGGTTTAGGTATTGTGGCGGGTATTATCACAGCAATGGGTATTGCTTTTACAATTGCAGTCATACCAGCGGGTATATTTACTACTATAATGGGTGGTTTAGCAACAGCAATAGGTATTTTAACAAGTCCAATAACTTTGACTATTGCGGGAATTGGTTTGTTGGTGGGTGCGTTTATACTTGCCTATCAAAAAATAGAACCATTTAGAAATGTCATAGACGGCTTAATTGATAAAGTCAAAGAGTTCAGCGAAAAGGTATATAACCAATATATCAAGCCTACACTTGATGAAATAGTAAAAGCATTCACTGATTTTGGCAAAGCAGTTAAAACATGGTGGGATGAAAACGGCGCACAATTTATCACAGCAATTAGCAATATCTTGGGGTTCATTTGGAACTTAATCAGTCCATTCTTAGACAAGACAGCAAAACTATTTTCAGTCATTTTCAAAGCAGTAGCAGAGACAGTAATGTTTGCTTGGGACGTAATCAAAAACCAAACACAAGGCTTCTTTAAAATTATCAAAGGTTTGCTAGATGTCTTCACAGGAATCTTTACTGGTGATTGGAAAAAGGTTTGGACTGGTGTTAAAACAATCTTTAGCGGTGCGTTTGATATTCTTACAAGCTGGTTTAGAACCCGATTCGTTAAGAAAATTACTGATTCAGTAGTTGCTTTTGTTCGTGATATACCTAAGAAATTCAGCAACATGTGGACTAGCATTAAACGTTTCTTTACCGACGGTATCGACACATTAGTTAAACGTATGAAAGAGGTACCTAGCGAGATTGCAGAGGGTATTTCTAAGAACGCTTATAGAGTTGTAGACGCATTTAAATCAATGTTTAAAAAGGCTCAACAAATTATCAAGAAACCAGTAAATATGGTCATCGGTGGTGCCAATTGGGTACTGAAAAAATTCGGTGCTAAAGAATTACCAACATGGCAACCAGACGAAAGCTATGCTAATGGTACGCCTAAAGGTGGACATAAAGGCGGTAGTGCTTTAGTCAATGATGGCAACGGTGCTGAAATGGTAATCATGCCAAATGGACAAAGTTTTATTCCAAAAGGAAAGAACGTTTTAATCCCTAATGCGCCAGTTGGTATGCATGTAATGAACGCAAGAGACACAGCCATGGCAATGGGTAGAGCAAAACCAACATTTGCTTATAAAAACGGTACTAGTTGGTGGGACAACACCAAGAACTTTGTCGGCAACATGGGCAAATGGGCAAAAGAAAAAGTATCAAATGTGTGGGATTTTGTTTCTAATCCTTCTAAATTAGTAGAAATTGCTCTTTCTAAGTTTGTGGACTTTGGTGACGCTAGTCATTTTGCACTAGATGCTGGTAAAGGTTTAGTCGGTAAAGCCAAAGATTCTATGTTTGGTTGGGTGAAAGATTTATTTAGTTCCAATGACCAAGGTGGGGTGTTTGATGGCTCAATGGATAAGAGTTGGGGCGTTTACAAATACCTGAGAGACATTGCAGACAGTGCTATTTCTAAGTTTGGTGAAGGATTGAGAATTACCAGTGGTTATCGAGCAGGTGACCCACACCATCATGGACGTAGACAAGCGATTGATATTGCTTTACCTAGTTCAATGAACGGCTCAGCACAAAACAGAAATATTGCAGATTGGGTATTTAGTCAATTTAAATCACAAGTGGCATATGTTATCACCAACGGACGAGTAAAAGACCGCAGTGGTTTCAGTGGCACAGGTAAAGACAGTGTTTGGAAAGCATGGGCGCCAAACGACCATTATGACCATGTACACATTAGCGGACTTTTGGGTGCGTCAGATATTGTAAAAGCAACAGGCAAAACATTCAGTAGCGGAGTTGAGCAATGGCGTTCAATCGCAAGCCAAGCCCTACAGATGGAAGGTCAATACAGCACAGCCAATCTAAACGCATTGTTGAATCAAATGCGCACAGAATCAAACGGTAACCCACGTGCTATCAATAATTGGGATATTAATGCCAAAAACGGTACACCTTCAAAAGGTTTGCTACAAGTAATTGACCCAACATTTAGAGCCTATGCACGTAAAGGCTACAACACTAACATTTATGACCCATTATCAAACATTTTAGCCTCAATCAGATATGCTAAAAGTCGTTACGGCTCACTGACAAACGCTTATAGAGGTGTCGGTTATGCCAACGGTGGATTTATCACCAAACAACACTTAGCTATGGTTGGCGAGGGTAACAAACCAGAGGTTGTCATTCCTTTGGATAAAGCAAAACGTGCAAGAGCAATGCAACTGTTATCAAAAACGAAACAAATAATGGGAGATAATGATAGTGTGATTATTCAAACGAATACACAATCAAGTGACCAAAGCGAAATAATTGCTTTATTGACTGAACAAAATGCCATGTTATTGGCTCTCTTGAATAAAGACAGCAATGTTTACTTAGATACAACCAAAGTAAATAAAAAGTTGGACGAAAACAAGAGAAAATCTAATACAGGCAAGGACAGAGGTCAAGGACGCATAAACTTTGCATAAGAACTTAATTATTGAGAGAGGAAGATTTATTACTTTCTCTCTCTTTTTTCAAGACAAGAAGGGAGAAAATTAAATGCTTATAAATGACTCTTTAGAACATATTTATTTTAATGGGATTGACTCACGAAATTTCTTTTATGTTAGAGAAATTGATTCAGTGTTCGTGAATAAAGATGTTCAAACAGACGACAGGGAAACAGTAGACGGTGTTCAACTTAAAAGAACAAAGCTAGGCGCTAGAGAATTTAATGTAAAAATATTTCTAACAGTGGACGACATGGTAGAGCAAGGAATTAGAAATATACAAGACTTACGTAGAACTGTTTCAAATTATTTTAATACAAGTAAGCCAGTTCAATTCATTCGCAGTAAAGAC